CGAAAAAGGGCAATTTTTGGATAGTGGGTGTAACATAACGTTTTGTTATCGTTTGTAGTACCCAATAAGGTAAAGTAAAGTAAGGTAAGGTAATATAATATTAAAGAAAGAATACATAAGAAAGAAATTCACCGAACTTTCCCAAAGATGCTTTCGGAACTTTTCGTTCCGATTCCGTCTGTAAATTTATCAACAATCTATCAACACTTTATCCACAAAGAATGTATATTTGCGAATGTATGCAAACCTGTTCGGATTTGAGAACCAACTACACAAGGACGAAGTGCGAAAAGTATTTCGGTGACAACCTCTTTGACCCCAACGCACCCGATTGCCTTGTCAAGAGCAACAACTTCGGTGAACTCCGCTATGACGAATCGCTTTCCTGTGCGGAACTCGGCAGAATCCTCTATGCCGGAATAAACCCGCAAATCAAGATCGAGGAAGACGATAGGGAGCTGTTCGCCCTGCTCACGATAGCCAAGCGCACGAAGATTCGCTCCGACAAGCTGGGTGTCTACCTCATGAGGGCCGTGAGCCTTATCCTACAGAACAAGGACTCGAAGAAGGGATACAGCTTTCACGGCTACAGGGGGAAGATTGCCGAAGACCTGCGTGACGATGCGATAAAGGCGGCAATTGACTGCGTGAAATACTGGAACCCCGACAGGGCAGGCAAGGGAAAGAAACCCGCATTCTCGTTCGTCACCTACTGCATTATCCGCAGGATGAAGGGGACGCTCACACGGCACAAGAAGAAGCTCTTGAACAGGATAAAGCGTGAGGAGAAGAACGGGTGCCTTGCAAACCCCGAACTCTACATCTGCCTTGGGGCCTTCACGAAGGAGAACTACTTTGACGGGCGTAAAATATCCTGCGATGGCGGTTCAAGGGACGAGGAGAAGTTCTTGAGCGCACACGATTATTTCAACCGACTTAAAGCAGATGCGAGAAGGCGCATCAAGGAGAAGTACGAGAATGGCTGTAACATCACCGAGCATCTTGCAGTTGATGAACGTTCGTCACGAAGCGTTCAAGCCTAGCCTTCTCTTGGGCCGTTCGCAGCGTATGGTGGATGGCGGCGTAGGTTGGGGGCTTGCCGCTGACCAAGCTGGAGCTGAGGTTGGGCCTTCCACACGTACAGCCGTTGACCTAGGACTTGCGGGAGCGCAGGGCGAACCGAACCCCGAAACTGGCGTTGCCGAGAACCTTCAAGACCCTACTGCGACCAAGTACATCTTCGTTGGCAACATCGCCTGCTGTCCACGATGTGCGGAAATGAGTGGAATGGAAGTTCCCGCAGGCGTTAGCATCTTCGAGATTTCTCACCCGAATTGCAGATGCCAAATCGTACCCGCAAGTGTTGCCGAGGGAATGTTGATGAACCAGTTGCCCAACCCGCAGTTCAACCCGACACCCAACTCAAGCATCAAGAACCCGATGCCGTACAGCGATGCCGAGACGCAACGTGCCATTAACGCACAGGACTACTACAGGAACGCCATGGAAAGGCGCAGAATGTCCATGATGGGGTTGAGATAATGGCTAGGCGTTCTTTTCCACAGAAACGTACATTTAAGCCCGAAAAAATGGTTACGGGTATAGACGTAGCCTTCGGCAAAGATAAGAGCGTAGAGACCTCTTTACGTGCAAATAACGGGATATGGCGAAAAATGAATGACGAGAACGGCACCTGCGATGTGAAGGTGCTGCGTAGGGGGCTGAATGTTCAAGGTTGAGGACATTGAACTTCCGAAGGAGACCCTTGACACCCTCAAGGTGAGCGACCCGACCCTTCTCGACTTCATCGTGAAGGCCGTTACAGCCATGCGTGAAAACGAGACAATACGCATCGCCTGTTTCAGTAGTGACGATTTGAGCAGGTCTTTGCTCAAGTACCTGCTCTACAAGCTCGGATTTAGGCGTGACGTTGAATTTTTGGACTACTTGGCGCAACCGCAGACGAAACTGCATCAGCAAGTCCGTGAATTTCTTGACGATGAGTACGAAATGTGCAAGAAGGACTACGAAATGACGCTTGCAAGCGACTGGATTTCATCTGGAAGCGAAAAATCTGCCGCTGCGAAGGTTCTCTCGGTGCTGAAAAAGGACACTTGGGGTGACAAGCCCACAACGATACAGAACATGGCCCCTACGCAGATCGTATTTGGCGAAAAGGTGGCGAAACCTACCCCGCAACAGCAGGTCGGTTGGCAGGGCGTTGAAAATTTCGTGAAGGAAAACGGAATCTAGGGGTGAATATTGGCTAGAAGGCTTGACAGGACGCTCAACATTGAGCTTTTGCCGCACCAAAGAAGGTTCTTGCAGAGCGAAAAGACCTTCACTATCCTTTGTGGCGGTCGTTCCTGCGGAAAGACCTTCTGCGCTTCGTGGCTTGTGGTGCAATGGCTGCTCCGTGGCTTTGATGTGCTTTGCACCGCACAGAGCTACAAGACATTGGAACGTGTGCTTTTCAAGGGAGTTGTCGAAAAGATTTCCGAACTAGGAATACAGCCGGAATGCAACAAGACGAAGATGGAAATCCGTCTAAACGGGCATACGGCATACTTCTACTCGGCAGAAAAGAGCAACATTGACAACGTTCGTGGCCTTACCAACATCAAGGCGTTGGTGATGGACGAAGCGGCCCTCGCATCCAAGGAATTTCTTGATGTTGCCATGGCTACGCTCCGTGGCGAAGGCATCGGTGACCCTCGAATTTACATGATGTCAACCCCGAAGGGTGGAAAGAACTTCTTTTCCAAGATTATCCGTGAGACTCCACCCGAAGACATTGAGATTATCTACGCCCGTAGCCGTGACAACACAACGCTTTCTGAAAAGTTCTTTAGGTCTTTGGAAGCCACCTATTCGGGAACGTTCGCAAGGCAGGAACTTGAAGGCGAAATCCTTGACAGCGATACGCCCGACCAGCTTTTCCCAAGCACGCTGATAATGCAGATGATGGCTAGGCAGGCCGCATACAGCGAATTTGACATACCAGTTATCGGCGTTGACATGGCACGATATGGTGACGATAGCACCACGGCATACCTTCGAAGGGGCAGGAACGTTACAAAGCTTTTCAGTATAACGAAGTGCGATTCGTTTGCAGTCTACGAAGCGTTGCGTATGGCTATGTTGCAGCACGGACTGAAAAAGGAACGCACCATATTCAACTTTGACGGGACTGGCGGTTTTGCATCGGGCGTTGTTGACCTCATGCGTAAGGCCGGATATATCGTGAATGAACTGCACTTCAACTCTATGACGAACGTTGTAAGCGATTACTTTGCGAACCTGCGAACGATGATGTACTTCAATTTCAGCGAAGCAGCAAAGCGTGGCTTGAGCATTCCAAACGATGAAAAGGTTGAAATGCAGCTATCCTGCTTGAGGTACTTCATAGATGGTGGCGGAAAGCGCAGACTCTACCCGAAGGAACAGATGAAGGAAATCCTCGGCTATTCGCCCGATGATATTGACGCAATCGCATTGACATTCGCTTCGGGAACAATTGAAGACCCGTTCAAGGTTGACCTGGGCTACCTAGACCCAAGCTATGACTTTGATGGAGCGATGGACATGATCAACCAATCCTACCAATGGAGAAAAAGATAATGGACGAAAAGGAAACATCTATTGACGAAGGCGCACGTTCCCGCCTTGACAAGTTCTTGAAGGACTTTGACGAACGGAACAAGACCGATGTTCAGCGTATGCGTAAGGACAGGGCTTTCGCCTGCGGTGACCAATGGAACGAATTTGTTACGGCAGCAGGAGAAAGCGGAAGGCCCGAAGCCGTGTTCAATATGATTGACAACTTCAAGAACGCCATCGTAAACCCGTTCCTTGCAAGGCCGTTTGACATTTCGTACACCACGGAAACAACGCAGCAGCAGGAATCGCCCGTTGACGCAATCAACGAATGGGTACGCAAGTTGCAGAACGAATGGCAGACGAAGAACGCCATCGAGACTGGCCTTATCGCATCCGTGGAATGCGGGCGTGGTTTCTTCTACGTGACGAACACGGAAAACAACAAGATTGGCGTGTTTGCCGTTGACGATCCCACCATGGTGATGTTTGACCCGAACAGCACGGAAATCAACGGAAGCGATGCAGAGACATGTGCCGTGGTTGAATACATAACGAAGTCCAAGGCGAAGGCCAAGTATGGCGAACTCTATGACGAGGATGTACGAAAGGACTTCTTGCCGAACCTCGGTGAGAACTTCAATCCGCAGGAAGACATGAGTATCATCGTGAACTTCTACGAATTGAAGACGGACTACGAGGAAAAGGACTTTGAAGGGCAGAAGGTACGCATCGAGAACAAGAGCGTCCTTTTCACGAAGTTCCTTGACGGGAACGTGGTACAGCAGGTTTCGCTCCCGTTGAAGCATATCCCCGTTGTTCCTATTTGCGGAACGAAGACATGGATTGACAAGCACCGCACGTTTGTCGGCATCACGCACAAGCTGCGTTACCCGCAGATGGTTATCAACTATGCAGTCCGTCAGCTTATGGAACGCCTTGCACGTACACCGAAATCGCAGTTGATTATCGGCAAGACGGCCTTGCAGGGCAACGAGAAGTATTACGAGAATGCGGACAAGAATCTTTCTCCGCTACTCCCCTTCAATGACTTCACAAGCGGTGGGCAGAAGATCGAACCGCCCGTGCGCTTTGACAACTCCGTACAATGTGACGATATTATCAGCATCGTGCAGGGTCAGATGGACTTGATGGCTTCAATCGTGGGTATGCCGTTAAGCGGTGTCGCAAGTTCCCTCGGTGCGGAAGAAACGGCTGAAAGCATCCTGTTAAGAACGAAGTCCACCGAAAGCAATGTTTCGCACTTTACCGAACACGCAAAGCAGAGCGTGAAGCAATTGGGCGTTGTCCTATTGGAATTTTACACGATGTACAATACGGCTGTAGCTGGTGCGGATATTCGTGTTGTGGTTGGTGCAGGCCCCGAAGCCATCACTTCAAAGATGGAAGCCCGCAGGCAGCTTCTCGCCTTGTCGCAGCTCTACCCCGAAGACATGAAGCCAGTCATTGCTTACGGAATCACTAAGACCTTGGATAACATTGAAATTGCAAGCGTGAGCAATATGCTTGCGAAGCTCCTGCCGCCCGAAGTCTTGAGCAACGAGATTCCGCAGGTGGCGCAGTTGCAGCAGCAGCTTGCACAGGTATTGCAGGCAAGTCAGCAGCAGCTTGCACAGAAGGACGATGTTATCAAGGACTTGCAGAATCAGCTATTGCAGTTGCAGCTCAAGACAAATAGCGAAGTGCAGATTGCAGCCATGAACAACGCTTCCAAGGAAAAGATTGCTGCCATGAACCTTATGGGTAAGCAGCAGGAAACTGAACAGAAGGGAGCAATTGACGCACAGAAGATGTACCTTGACGCAAGTTTCAAGCAGCAGGAAATGCAGGCAGAACTTGAGCAGAAGCAGAAGCTGAACAGCATTGAAATACAGAAGGAACTCACGAAATTGGATGTTGAAAAGCAGAAAAACGATATGGATATGCAGAAAAAGATAATGGAAATTTCAATGCCGAAGGCACAACCCCAAAAAGGTGTGTAAAATATCTATGCGGGTGAAGGTAGCTAGTGCCTTCATTCCGCAAGTAAACCACAACTAGAAGGAATAAATCCTATGACAGCCACAGAGCGACTTGATAGTGTTATCCAGCGTGAAAGCGCTTCCAACCAAACTTTTGAAGACCTTGAGAAATCGCTATCCAATGGTCAGCAGGAGCAGCAGAAAGAAACGCAAGTAGAGCCGGATGGCAATCCGAACCCGACCGAACCGAAAGCGAACGGAACGGAACAGGTTGAAACTCCCGTTGAAACGGAAAAAGCGGGTGCGAAGGGTGAGCAGAAGACACCCACCGAGCCTTCCGAAAAGAAGGAACCCGAAAAGAAGCCCGAAGACAAGGGCAAGCAGACACATACCCCCGAAGAACAGCGTGAGTACGCTTGGCAGAAGCTCAAGAAGGAAAACAAGGCCTTCAAGACGCAGAACGAAGCACTTACGCAGCAGATCAAGAGTTTGCAGGAACAGATTGATTCGTTCAAGAACTCGCAGGGCAACCCTAACGAACCCGAATACACCCGTGACAATTTCGCCACGGAAGAAGACTGGCTCCGTTACGTTGCCCACAAGCAGTACCAAAAGGACGCAGCAAGTTCGCTCAACGAACAGAACGTAAGGCAGCTTGAAAATCTACAGGAACAGCAGCGTATGCTTGTCATTACACAGCGTGAGGAAGCCCTTTTCCCCGCTGAAAAAAGACAGGAATACGTGCAGGTTGTTTCGGCAGCGTTGCAGGCGGGTATGAAATCGGCACTTGATGCGAACCAAGACATTATGGAGTTTATCGACAACAGCGATATGGGGCCACGCCTTATGTATCACTTTGCGATGATTCCGCAAGACCTTATCCGCATCGCAGAAAACCCGAACCCAGTAACCCGTGGTGTTATGCTTGCACAGCTTGAACAGGGACTTTATCGTAGATTTGTTCTTGGCGGTGGTCAGCCCAATCAGCAGGCACAGCCGAACGCTACACCGAACGTGACCCCTAATGCGGCACCTTCGGCAGCACCCACGAATCCCAGTCCCGCACCGAATGTTCCGATCATCGGAAAGATTGGTGAAGGGGTTGACAAGTCCAATCCCGATACGATGGACGAGAAGTCCATTATTCAATCGTATCGCAGATACACAACCTAGACAGGAGTTTAGCTTATGGCTAACGAAACAAATACCTTTTCCCTCAACCGCAAGACGCAGTATCTTGCTGCTGCCGTGAATGACAACGTGCCGTACATCCAGGCTTCCCGTTCCTACCTCAAGGACAAGGTGGAAGGCAAGAAGTGCGGTCTCACCTATAACTTCTACTTCCCCGACCCGGGCAAGGCCTACGCAGGCACAAGCGAAGTTGACATTACCAATGACCTCAAGGTTGTGCAGGAACGTGAAGTGTCCTGTACCTTGATGAACGCCCGTACAAGCGTTGAACTCGGCACTTGGGAACGCCTTACCGAAATCGAATCGTTTGTCAACGAAGTTGCGGAACCCCGTGGCATGACCCTCGGCACCGAAATTGAAATTGATTCCATCACCCGTGGTTGGAAGGTTTCCGATGGCGCACGTGTTGTTGCCGCAGCCGACCTCGGTATGGACGATTTGGCAGGCATCGCAGCCGACTTGAAGGCTATCCGTAGCCGTGGAAAGTTCCGTGGCTTTGCCGACCCGTCTTTCTTCCATTCCCTCGGTGCAAAGAACCTCTCCCTGTTCCTTCCGTCCGACATTATGCGTGAAATCTATCGTTCCGCATTCATCGGCAACTACATGGATGTGGATTGGGTGTCCGAAACCTATATGCCGACCCTCTCCGTCACTGGAACAATGACGGGTGCAAAGGTTACCGAAATCGGCACCGATGGTGTCAGCGTAACGGGTACTAACCTCTATGCGGGCTATATGTTTGAACTCCCCAACGCCTACTGCGTTGATATGTTCGGACGCAAGACCAAACAGAAGAAGGTGTTTATCGTTGATTCCGTCAACGGTGCAGGCACCGCAGGCAAGCTCTCGCAGCGCATTGTATGCTCTACGGGGAACGCTGCCGAAGCCACAGCCGTGCAGACCAACTGCAACACCTTCGGCACGTTCGGTTCCATCTGCACAAGCGGCTTGACCGCTACGAGCCTTATCACCGCAGCGGGTGATTACTCCATCGTGCAGGCCCGTGATGCGGATGCCTTGGAATGGGACTCCTACAAGCATCCTTCCTTGGCAGGTTGCGAAGAATCTACGCAGCGTGTTGGCAAGATTACCTGCCAGGTTGCAAAGTGGGCGAACATCGCTACCCGTCAGCAGATTATGCGTATTGATGTTCCGTACATCTCGCAGATGATTGATGGCAGACGCTCCCGCCTGCTTGTGATCAAGCTGTAAGCATTGGTTGGTTTGCCCAATGCAAAAAGACCACCCCGATTGGGGTGGCCTTCTTTTTAAGGAAGTGGTAGCCTACTCATTAACCAAGGAGTAAATTTTAGTTGTGTTCAAGAATATCCTTAATTCTGTCTGCAAGAATCTTCTTGTACCCTTCCATATATTCAGCCTGCCTTTTCCACAAATCTTTGTGTTCTTGACGAATAGATTTAGGATCAGCTTCAATTGCAGAATTAAGATTTTTAAGACTTTTGCTAATTTGGCAATACTCTACCATAACTTCATAGAGTAAGTCTTCATTTGTTTTTAACCGTAAAGCACAAGAAGTTTTTGCAGCTCCGTCTGTTGGAATTTTTGCGATTTCGTCCATTTTTTCTATCCTGTTTTTTGTTGTTGAACTAGCGGAAGGTGCAGGGGTTGAACCTACAAGTGTTACCACGGCAGATTAGTAGTCTGCTGCCTTACCATTAGTC